AGCTGTTGATGCAACGTGCCATGGAGGCCGTTTGTTCAGGGATATGAATGAAAAGATGTATGCTTCGAATTTGAAGTCAGCATCCGCTATTGGTATGACACCACTGAAAGGCAAATGGGACCAATTGTATCGCAAATTGTGTGTATTCCGTAAAGGTTATGCCTTAGACGAGTCCCAATATGATTCATCACTGAGAGAGTTTTTAATGTGGGGTTGTGCTAGATTTAGATGGAGCTGTTTACGCCCAGAAGATCGCACCGCTGATAACTTACAGCGAATAAAAACTTACTACCGAAACCTCGTCAATACACTTATATTGACACCGGAGGGAGTGTTAATCCTAAAGAAGTTAGGAAACCCTTCTGGATCAGTGAACACTGTGACAGATAATACTCTTATACTGTACTGGTTGTTGGCGTATGCATGGATAAAGCTTACACCACCCGGTTTACGAAGTTATGAGCATTTTGAGTCCCACACATCTAAAGCTCTTTTAGGTGATGACAACACATGGACCGTGTCTGATTTAGCACACGAGTTTTATAATGGACCAACTGTAATTGAAGTTTGGAAAACTCTTGGGATTACAACGACGACAGACTCGATGGAGGCTCGTCACCCAATGGATTTAGATTTCCTTTCTGCTCACACTGTCTTTATGAACGGCGTTGCTGTTCCACTGTATGATCGAAATAAACTCATGCAGTCCCTGCTGTTTGCTAAGAAAAAGAAATTGACACCGGAGACGAGTTTGACTCGCACGTGTGCCTTATTGTCAGTAGGATGGACCGATCTTGTGTTTCGAAAATTTTGTAGAGAATTCATTCAGTTTTTACTGGATACGTACGACGACGTGTTATTAAATGACGAACGTTGGATTCAAGCGAAATGCATGATTTTATCAGATGAGGCTTTGTGGTCTCTCTGGTCTGGTCAACCCAGAATCTTGTCCCCTCAATCTTGTAATTATCAGGAACTAGAAGAAATAAAGTGCCAGCCTGATAAGCGAGTAAATATGGCTCGTAATGGAAATAAAGGATTGAAGAAACGAGGACCCAGGCGTCCAGGTGCCGCGAAAAGTGCACAACAAAAAGCTGCCGTTCAAGCAAGAAGAATGGCGGGCCCCCAGAAAGTAGGACTTGG